CAACTAGTCAAGGTCGAAACCTCTTTCATCGGCCCAGGGCCGTGCTCCGGCAGCACTAACCCCTCCACTGATCGCTCCCCTACGCGGCTGGCACCGCGCCCCTCGACGACGACCTTCATGTACAGGCGTCTGAACCCACTCTTTTCCTTTACCTTTCCCTCGTGTCACGGTCGAGGCTGGAACTCAGCTCCCGAAGGAGTCCAGACTTACACGCCGGATGGGTACCGGGAGGACTGTCAACGCAGGAAGACATTAAAGCTTAGCTACCTGCCTAAAGAAGGCACTAATGTCAGAGCGAACCAGAAACCATGTGGTTCCGCTTTCCTCTTCACTTACACGCCAGCGGAACTGCGGCACGCCACAGCTCCAACAGTGTAAGTCCAATCTCCTCCTCCTCCGTATTAGCTTCCTCAGGAAGGAAGAATACGGGCCTTTTTACGCGGGAGGCATAACCGCGTCCAGCCCAGCCAACGAAGCTGAGCTTAGACCAGCACGGACGGGTCCGATACTGGTATGTCCGACGCACGGCCCCTAGACTGGGTGACCATGCGTCTCTCTTCAAACCCCCCCCTCTGCCGTTCGCCCAAAGGAAGTCCCGAAGAACCTCGGCTTCAGCGGCAGTCGCATCTCTTCCGGAGATGCAACGCAACCTCTCGTCATGAGAACCGGGAGGAGCCGGAAGCTCCGTAAAAACCCGATGACGTCGGAGTCCCTTCTCTCGCTCGAAAGAGGGATAGGTACGATGACCCAGTTGCGAGGGGAGGAAACCCCATGCCCGTCCTATGCGTGAACGCGAAAAGGCGTCCACCCAACAGGGTCTTGATGACACGGCCTCAGCCATGTGCATCATCCCCTCATAGGAAACAGGCGCCCCACCTCTGCGAAGATGGCGGATCTCACGCCACCCTCCTCTTCTCCTGAGGAACACCGTTGAGTTAACCTCAACGATGTTCTCCGCGCAAATCGTTTTGGTTACATTGAGCCGGAACCCCAAGGGGTAGTCTTCAGATGTAACCTTTCTGGCGGCCGAGATGACACAATCATCACCATTAACCAGAAACTTTGCGCTCAGGTCATCCCGCGCAGCCCAACGGGCCGCGCAGTATGACTGCAGGCACAGGAGAGGAAAGCAGAGGTAGGAACCCATCATCTGTCCGTGCGTTACTTCTCGACGCGTACCGCCAACCGCAACAAGCGGTTTGAGCGAACTCTTAGCGAGCCGTCTAAGACTACGCGGTATCCTTACCGAAGTAAAGAAAGCCGCGTCGAGAAGTATCTCTGCCACAGAGTGGTAGAGACCGTCACTTGCCGCGACCAGATCGACCGAAGTCTGGATCCGGTTCGTACAGACAGATGCAATCCGTTTCTCGGTCGGAGGACCGCAAAGAAGCCAATCGGTACGTCGCAGGTGGGCGTACAACAACTTATGCAACGGACCGAGAAGCTCCACTTTCTCATCAAAGATGACAAGTGGCCGAAGCTTCCCCGCGGATAAGACTTCTTTGTAACGGGCAGTGAGACAGGGATCCAAGTCTGTCTCCTCAAGGCACCCGTTAAGAAACTCTTCACGACGACCCGCCCAAAGCAGGTCTGCACGAGAGAATTTCTCCTCTCGCGCCGACGGGTTCGGAAGATGGTTAGTGACGAACTGACCATACTTACGATCCCAGCCGGGTCGGAAGATCTCAGTAGCTATTCGCCGGACGAATGCAAGATACTGAGCGGATTGGGGTTGGGGTTGAGAGAACACGACCTCTTCCCACGAAGGTCGTGCTGACGGAGTGTGGCGACGGCAACCCATTGGCAGGTTGCGTTTTATGCTGGCAACGCTGAGAGCAAGCTCCCAGCGTTCATGGCGCCGCAGTCTCTGTAGATCAGAGAGACCGTTTTCCCCGCGACGCTGGCGTCGCGGGAAGGGGACAGAAGCCCGCTCCTTGCCCTGTCCCAAGAGGAAGAGATGGAAACGTCCGAGGTCAGACGGCTCGCAGTCCGGGAGTTCGCAATATGGCAAGCCATAGCGAACCCGAAGCAACAGCAAGCCGTTTCGGATGGTTTCCTTAGTGAGTCGAGTGCTACGAGAGCACTCGACGCACCGTTTAACCCCAGAACCGCTGGCGGAGTTACCTGGGGGCCCCGTCGTGCTAACGCGCAGCGGGGAAGCGGCTACGTGCTTACTCTGCAGGACAGAAAGCGCACGAGACGACCGGAGCTGACGCCGCGAGGCAGGCTGACCAGTCGTCCTGAGAAT